TGATAATGCTGGTTTACCTCTAACTAGATTAGGTTCAGCATCAGTACCCATTCTAGCTTTCAATCCTTGAACCGCCATTTTAGTTGCATCAAGATCTCTACTATTTACAACCCTGTTATATGCAGATATCTCTTCTTGGCTAAGGTTCTCTTTAGCCCAAGAAATCATATTTCCATAACCTTCTTTACCACCGGCTATATCTTTTATTTCAGTTTCTATTTGAAGTGCTACTGCTCGTTGGCCATCAATATAATTATTAACTATATCTTTTGATATGCCTTGTGATTCTAATTTAGCTAATGAATCTTCTCCCAATTCTCCATTATCAGCAAATTCTTGTTCAAGTTGTGCCATATCTAATCCAGCAGCCTCAACTGCTTTTTCAGCAGTCTCTTGAATTTCTAAGCCTTGATCTTGTTTAGGATCTTCTTTGGCCTGGCCAACTTTAGATTCTAATTCTTTATATGCTTTTTCTAAATCTGCTTGTGTTTCAAATTTACCTAAGATCTTTTCACCAGCCTCGGCTTGTTGATCTTCAGCTACTACTTCTTCAGTAGTTGTTTCAGCAGTAGTTTCCTGTGTTGCTGGATCTACTGGTTCTTCTTTATTGATTACGACTTGCTCTACCATTTACTATTGCTCTCCTATACCTTGCATACCTTGTGCTAATGCATTTGGATCTAGTGTACCTTCCTGGATCCCTTGAACCATTCCGGATGCTACTGCTGGAGTTGCACCCTGTGTAATTTGTTGTGCCATTTGATCTTGTTGTGCCTGTTGATTTTGTGCATCAATCGTTTCTTGATCTATCAATAATCCTTCTGTATCAATTCCATGTGATGTAGCAATCCTCATAATTAGATCATTAATGTTTAACATTTGTGTGGCCTGGGGATTGATCTGTGCTAATGCACCCACATCTTCTAGAAATGCTCTAAGTTTTGCTAGATCGTTACCTCGGCCTAATGCTGCAACACCAGTTATGATCACTGGACTAATACTACCTTTAGGTAATTTAGGAATGGATCCATTAGATCCTAATCTTTTCATTAATAGATTAACTAAAGGTACTTGAAATTCTTGTGACAATAATGAATATAAACCACCCAGTGATGATTCTAATTCGTTAGCTAATTTTCTGATCTCTTCTGCGGTTACTCTTTCAGCATCTCTGATCACACCTGATTGTAATAAAAATGCAAATGATAATCTTTCAGTTAAAGTATTAATAACTCTTTCTACTACCTGGAGATCATATTGTTTTTCAGCTTGTAATGTAGTGACATCATCTCTATGACCAACAATGATATCTCCATTTGCAGATTCAACTAGATCTCGTTTCTTAGTTACTGCATTTGGTTTAACCATGAATACAATTTTAGCTGATGCGGCTGATGATTCTAATAGCGATTGTGATAAACCTTCTAATGATTTAAGATCGCCTAGAAATTCCTCTACATAAGATCGGCCATAACTTTCAGTATCAACTCTAACCATTCTCAGTGCCATGAATGGTAGATCTTCTTCTTTATATTTACCTATACTTGAAGGTAATACTATTTCATTGCAACATTGATAAACATGGAATTTACCATCAACTTCTTTAGATATACTTGTATATAAATCAACATCTGAATCTTTCTCACCATCTAATTGACATTGCTCTCTGATCTCAGGATCTAAAGATTTAGGTGATATAGATTCTTTAATAATAATTTGCATTAAATTACCATCAGCATCTCTATCTACAACATATTGATTGATGCTATAAATTTTCATCTGATTATTTTTAGGTAGTGATATTAATACATTACCAGTAATTAGTAGATGTTTTAATCCTTCAAACAAAGATACTCTAAGTGCTGATTCTTCTATAAATCTCATAACTTCCCTTTCAATCTTAGCCAGGGATCTTTCTACTTCTGTTTGTAATTCTTGATCTTCTTCTAATTCTTGTTTGATCTTATTACTTGTAGTCAATCTAAAGAATGGTTCATTAGGTGGCAACAGTAATAATAATAATTTACTAGCTAGATTATTTACACCTCTTGCACCGATTGATTGATAAGGTGTATAAAGATCAGATGAGTTAGAGAATCCTTCAGGCGGTAACAATGAAGATATTGTTAGCTCTGAACACTCTCGACCACGATCAACAAACTGCTCTTTCTTAGTCTCTAGTTTTGCATATAATTTTTTAATATTTTCTGCTGCCATTTAATGTCCTTTAGTTAGGTATATTTAAGTCGGATGTTCCAGTCATAGAAATATCAGACCTCAATGATTTTTTACCAGCTCGTTTAGCTTTCTTTTTCTTTAGTGCTTTATCGCTATCTGATTCAATAGCTAAATCTAGTTCCGGTATCTGTTCAGATACTGCTGCAACTGTATTCATTGGTACAGGTGCTGGTGGTGGTGGCGGTGGCGGTGCTGGTCTGCTTGATCTACACATTTATATTCATACCTCGTTGTCGTTTAGTTTTTGTTTTAAAAAATCAATGACTGATCGTTGTCCTGATCGGTACATTATCTCACTAAGACTTTCACTTGGTTGTGGTGTCCTAATAGGATATGTTTTATCTAAATATTTAATTAGATCTTCTGTAGTATTAGGTAGATCTGTTTCTTTTTTAGTTAGAATACTCATGATTTATTATCTAAACATGCACTTTTAATATAATCTTCTTCTTCAGCAATCAAAAATTCTAAATACCATTTAGCTTTATTTAAACATTCTGTAGGATCTGCATGTTTCTTTTCATATCTCCAAATGTATTTTTGTATAGATCCTTTAAGATACCCACAGAATTTTTCATGACACATTGATGATTTAATTGCATATATACATTCAACATCACCTGTATTGTAATGTGATGGGTTAATTGCATCCTGGTTTCCAGGCTCTGATTTTTTTAGTTTTAAAGTCATAGTCTTTCCATTGTAGTATGTAACTTATTCTTGCTTGTGTAATTGCATCTTGCTCTGTGTATCCGGCCTTAGTATAAGAGTTCAGTATAATATCCCAATATGGATCCATAGTTTTAGATCCTTCGACTGGTTGTAATAATTTCATAGCAGTCTTAGCTCCTATACCCTTACACCCAGGATAGTTATCTGTAGAATCTCCAGTTAATATTTGTATTGCATGATTGTAAATGGCCTGGGGTTTTGTAATCTTATAAATATTAGATCCATCAGGTGATAGTTTTCCTGGTATAGTTTTAAGATCTTTATCTAATGACACTACAATACTATTCTTGTATTCAGGATTAGTAGAATAAATCCCTAATAGATCATCAGCCTCTAACCTGGGTTCTACTATTGCATTGTGTTCTGATTTCAACCATTCAAACATTTCAAATAAACATAATGGTTTTCTTTTACCTGATCTATTACCTTTATAATCTTCAGCTAAAGTCTTTCTGAAGTTTTTCTTACGATCACTTAGGAAAATTAATATATCTGATAGATATAAATTCTCTCTTAATGTAAGTAGATATTCTTCAAATGTTTTTTTAGCTAAACCGAAATCACTATGAAGTGTCCATTGATCTCCACCCCAATGTACTGGCTCTTCTATCTGACTTGAAATTTGATAGGCGATAATATCTCCATCTATTAATAATTTACTTTTTGGCATTTTGTATTTCCTTTAATTGTTTTACTGTGTAATTTGCTAATCTTAATAACTCATAAGGGTGTGCATTGTTTTTTAAAATGTTTGCTTTAGTACATATCCATTGGACATTACCTTCTAAATATCCTAGATCAGAATCTTTCCGATCTAAACTTGCTGAATTAGATTTATCTGTATTACAAAAAGTCATTTCACAATTAAATATTGGACATAATGAATCATCAGGAAATATAAATTTTAAATAATCTACAGATAAATTAAATTCAATTCCTTTTTTTAATGATCTTTTCAATGCTGCTCTTCTAGCCTCTCTTATATTTAAATGAAACCAGGCATCCGGAGTACACCATTTTTCTTTTGGGTTATTTTTATTAGGTACAATACCAACAAAAAATAAACCATTATGCTTATCGCCTTTTTTTAAAATCCTTCCTGATAAAGGTAATGTTATAAAACTCCTACCTATATTATCAATGGATCTCTTTCCAATTTCTACCAATGCGGCTATCTCCAGTTAGTTTAACTTTTAATCCTATACGATCTGTTATGTCTTCAATGGCCTGGATAACTATTTTCTTTGCATGATCTGCAAGATCTTGTTTTACTTCTAAGATCACTTCATCATGTATCCATCCAACAAGTTTTATATCTTCACATAAATGTTGTCTTAAATTATCTATCCAGTATTTAGATACGATTGCACCGGATGATTGTAATAAACAATTTAATGCTGCATGTGTAGATCTAACAAATACTCTACGATTATCTAATGCTTTAATATCACCATTAACTTCTGCTGCTGATTGAACATCTTTGATTAACATATTCAATGCTGGGATCTTTTTTAAAAACATATCTCTTAATTGTTTACCTTCGGCTGCTGACTTATTCATTGTCTCACCAATTCTTTTAGCACCACCACCATATAAAAATGTGTAAATAAATTTCTTTGCTAATGGTCTTTGATTTGATTTAAGTTCTAATGCTTGTAATGTCCTGGTATGTATATCTCCATTGACAACATCATTTGCATATTCACCATCATCATATGGATGCATGTAATGGCCTAACATTCTTAATTCAAGTTGTGACATATCAGCACCAACTAAAAGACAACCTTCTTTTGCTCTAAAAAGTTCTCTGCATTTATCACCATACTCTGCATGAACACCTACAACTTGTGCCAGGTTTGGGTTGGCATGTGTTGCACGACCTGTCACCGCACCAT